TTAAGATTCCTCGTCGCTCTCATACTCAATATCAGACAGCAGCACTTCCAGCTCCAGCGCGGTAACGTACCCTGAATTACTCAAACTGTGCGTCACTTTTGAGATTGTCCATTCCTGTTCGTCGATCACCTGTTTAAATCCGCTCACCTGAACAGGCGTTTCCGGGAACAGGTCGGCGCGCCCCATTGCCAGCGTGATAGAGAATTCCGCGACACCGCGTTGCAGCTTGTCCCACTTAGCCTGTGCGGCACGCATGGCCTGTGCCTTAGTCGCAAAAACCGTGGTCAGCGCCAGCACGTTTTCATCGGTGCCAACCAGATAATCCCCCTCGTGGGCTTCTGGCTCCTTCTTTGCCTTTTTCGCTTTAGGGTGTGTCTTCTGTGGCTGTGCCCCCTGATGCAATAACACTTTTTTCTGACGTTTTACCTTCACCGTTTTCGGCTTTTCAGGCTGTGGCTCTTTGGTATGCAGCCAGCTTGCCGTTACGCCTGTGTACGCGCCCCGGTCAGCCAGACTAAAACTGTGCTGATCGCCGTCGCTGCGTTCAATCATCTGCTGCGGGATGGGCTGGCCGCTGGCCGTCTTCCCCGTTCCGGGACGGATGAACAGCAAACGCCCGGCTTTGATTGCCACAATCGCCCCGTTGCGCTCGGCCAGCTGGGTAATAAATACCGCGTCGGTTTCCTGCGTCTGGTCAATGTGCGGAATTTTTATCCCAGCGAACCCATCAGCCAGCATCGGCGCAAGGTTGTTACGCTTCGCCACCTGTTCAACAATCGCCCCCAGCGTGGTGTCATGATACGACAGCTCACGCCGGGAGTTTAGCGACCCGCGAAAATCGGCACTCCTCGCCCGGATGGTGAGTGTATCCGGCGTGCCACGATGCTCTATTTCATCCACCGTAAAATCGCCTTTGCCGATCAGCGCTTCACCTTCCCAGCCCAAAAACACCGACAGCACCGCGCCCCGGCGGGGTAACTGCAACAGCCCGTCGCTGTCGTCCAGCTCGATGTCGAGCTGGTCGGCCTCAAAGCCCCGGTTATCGGTCAGGCTGAGTGACAGCAGGCGCGGGCTGATAACGGTCGTGATGTCCTGCTCATTCAGGCGCAGCAGGTACGCCGGGGCGGTTTTACTGCCCGCACGAACATTCAGCGGGTTAATCATGCGAATAATCCCCCGATAGCGGATTGCGCCCGGTTAGCCATTTCCCCGGCGCTGCCGATCAAGCCGTCAGCTTGCTGGCGTAAATCGCCCAGCATCGCAGACAGCGACGAGTCCACGCGGGTCAGCGTGATGGTAAACTCAATCCGCCGGGCGCGGCCATCGGGGAAAAAGTCGGTTTTCGTCTGACTGATACTGTTAACCACAAACACGCCGTAAATGGTGCCACTGCCCTCGATCAGCGGCCATGCACGCCCCTGATCGGCCATCGTCTCCAGCATCAACAATGACAGCGTGCCGCCTGTGATTTCCGGCAGCAGCTCCCCCGACAGTGTGATTTTCTCGTCTTCAATGCCTAAGAACTGCAACGCCGGACGCTGACCGACGCGACTGTTTGACGGCCAGCGGTAATCAACGTTGCGCTGCATGTTCTGGTAGGGCAGGGTCTGGAGCTGGAACACAAACAGCCCTAATGTGAGCATCATATTATTCGCCTCCCTGATAACTGTACTGGCTGAATGCGCGTGACCGTGCCGCCCGTTCCCGCTGCTCAAGCTGGCGTGTGACTTCCTGCGCGATGTCCTGCGCACTCTGGCCGGGCTGGGCAACAATGCTAATTGGCGCGTGAATGCTGACCGGGGATGATGCCGCGCTGGCCTGAATCGTCGGCGCTATCGGTCGATAAGTTGACATGTTCATGGCAGCGGACGCCATCGCCGCCGTTTTTTTACGGCTGGTGACATTGACCGGACCTTCAACGATCTCCGGACCATGTTCACCGACGACGGCAAACTCTCCCAGCTTGATCCCACCGCCGTTATCGCGTACACCGCTGTAGCGATCTGCAATCGCCTTTGCGTCGTAGCCTTGCGGAACCGGTGCCGTGCTGACCCCCGCCTTAAGCGCGGCAGCCTCCTTCGGCGGTATAATATTTTCAGCCGTCGGCAGCTTCTTCGATTTATCGTCAACCAGCCCCAGCTTTTCCAGCAGCCATGACACGCCTTTTTTCAGCGACTCCAGCGGGTTCATGATGATATTCAGCCCGCTAGCCAGCGCCTCACCAAATCGTTTCCCCATGCTGGCCGCACTGTCCAGCTCGGCGGCAGTCGATTTGACGGGCGTCAGCAGGTCACCAAACCAGCCAAACAGCGCCTTTATTTTATCGCCTATCCACGTAAAGACAGGCTGGAGCGGCTCAAACGCCGCAATAATCGGCGCGCTGGCCGCAACAAACCCCTCAACCACACCGCCGATAAAGGCCTGAATCGGCTCCCAGTATTTCCAGATAAGCAGCGCGCCGCCAACAATCGCCGCGACGGCCAGCCCGACGGGTGACAGCAGGACGCCTAACGCACTGCCAACCAGCGTAATGCCAGTGCGCAGCAGTGCCAGCGGTGACGTAAACAGCCACATCAGCACCCGGCCAAACCCTGACATCGCGCCCCGGATAATGGTCAGCGGGTTACTGACCGCCCCGAATACCGAAGTCAGCGCAGAGGCTCCGGCACGTAGCAGCATCAGCGGCGACTTTGCCAGCCAGCCGATCATCCCGCCGAGGCGGTTTAATCCCATAGATAACTTGGGTAATCCCTTTCCACCGACCTTACCGAATCCGGCACTCAGTAAACCCGCTCCGCCGACTAATGCATTAATCCCGCTCATGACAGGCCACCCAACCAGCCCGATCCCGCCCAGCGCCGTAATTAACGCCGTGGCAGCGCCACCCACCATCACTATCTGCCGTGTCAGCTCCGGGTTAGCCTTGACCCATTCATTGACACGATTTAACCATTCCGTCGCGGCCTGCGTCAGTTTGCGCAGCGCGCCGTCATCGTCATTGAACAGGTTAAATCGCAGGCTGGCCATCGCGCCCTGTAGCCGCCCGATATCCCCCTCAAGGTTATCGCGCAGGGTATCGCCCATGCGATCAGCCGCCCCGGACACATCACCGAGCTTGTTTTCGGCTCCGGCCAGCGCGGTCAGAAATTTCGGTATCTGGTCAATCGACAGGTCTTCAATCGGCGTACCAAACAGGGCAATGGCCGCGTTTGCCCGTTCTGCCGGATCTTTGATTTTCAGCAGCCCGTTGGCGGTTTTCTGCATTGCCGCCCGCGCCTTATCGCCGCCGCTGGCAATGGCGGTAGACATTTTGGCGGCATTGAGTCCGGCAGCGTCATAGGCTTCAATACTGGCCTTTGACATGTCCGACCCGCGAATGCTGAACTCCTTCACCGCGTCGCCTGTTTTGTCCAGCGCAAACTTGCCTTGCTGCGCCATGTCCACTAACAGTGTCATGGCTTCCGATCCGCTGAATCCCATGTTGCGGAAGTGGGTCGAATACTCATGCAGGATTTCCGGCAGTTCGCCGCGCATCTGTGCAGACACGCGCTGCATCCCGGACACCATCAAGTCAAACGCCTCGTCGCTGTTCTTCGCAAGGCCGTTTTTCATCATGATTGCGGCTATCTGGATACTCTCGGTTGCGTCACCGCCGAGCGCCGTTTGTATGTCCAGTGCCTTACGCGATATGCGCGCCAGCTCGGTTTCCCCTACATCCCCCATCGCCCCCAATGTGCTGCGTACAGCGGCCACCGCGTCCGCTATCTGAGTGAGATCGTTACTCACACCCGAGGCGTTAACCTCTTTGATAACGCGGGTGTACTGTTCGCCGTCGGCAGCATTTCCGCCCGTCTGTGCGGCGATGCGCGCCCCGTGTCCGTCGGCCTGCACAGACGGTGCAATCAGGCGGCTTTCGGCATACAGCGCAGCGGAACCGAGGCCAAACGCCGCCGCACTGGTATTACGCACCCCGGCGGTAATTTCCTTGCCTTTCTCATAGCGCTGTCTGACCGCGCTCAGTTTTTCCTGTTGCTGACTGACGCGGGAAAGCGCGGCGCGTTGCTGGTCAAGTTGCGTCGTTGTCTGAGTAATATTCGTGCGTAATTTACGCTCCGCGCCGGACAGGTTGCGCGTGCTGATGCCTGCCTGATCTAACTCCGTACGCTGGCGCTGTACCGACAGGCGCAGTTGGCCATACTCCGTTTTTAGCGTAGCGGCCTGACGTTTCGCCCGCTCCAGCGCCTGCGCCTGCCGTTTGGTGGGATTCTCGCTATTGCGCAGCGCGGCCGACAGTTCGGTGGCTTTGGCTTGCGCCTGCTGGAGTGCCGCGCCTGTTTCGCTGAGCTGGCTTTTTGCCTTGCGGAAACCGTCGATACGCCCGGCCTGCGCGTTCAGGTCTTTAAGCTGGGTCTGTGAATCGCGGATATCGCCCGACAGCTTTTTACTTTCGGTTTGCACCGCCTTAAACGGACGGGTCGCCCTGTCCACGGCTTTCAGCAAAACGCTTAACTGTAGAGTGTTACTCATTGTTATGGTGTCCGCTGCGTTTCAGCGCCTTATCGCGCCACAGGATCAACTCGGTGAGGGTCATCGGGTACAGCTCGGATGGCGGCCAGTGAAAAATCACCGCGATATCCGCCATCAGCTCATCAACACTCAGGCTTCGGGGGAGGTTCCCTGTTGCGATTTCGGCGTCAAAAAACCGATCACCTTGCCAGCGATGGCAATCATATCCGGCAACTCCATACGGGTGATTTCGGCCTCGGTCAGTGCTGGCATTGTCATGCGTGGCAGCACTTTAATCATCGCGTCTACGTCTGAATTCGCCAGCGCCGCCAGACTGACGCCGCGCAGCGTTCCGGTAGTCGGTTTAATCAGAGTGATAGTGTCGATGACGGTTTCACCGCGTTTAATCGGGGTTTCCAGCGTTACAACGTTGTCGTCTTTGTTCATGATGTTGCCTCTGTGTTCAGATAAAAAATAGAAAGAAGACGGCCAGCGCCGGGCTGGCCGGACAGGGTTACGCCAGACCAATCGCCCGGCGGTGTTGCTCAAGACGGTCAACGCCGACCACACGCTCAATCATGTTGATGGTGTCAATCTCGATCATCTCTTTGCCGTCGATGGTCAGCTTGTAGTACGTACATTGGGTGGAAATCTTGGTTTCAGTGGCTTCCCCTTGCTTACTCTCGCCGCCGTCAATTTCTTTATGACGGCCACGCATCACCACTTCGACGGCAGAAATTTCCCCGGTGTCATCGCGCTGGTATGACCCGGTAAAGCGCAGCAGCACCTTATCGGCACCCGGTGCGGCGTACTGGCTCCACAGGGTTTCGTCAGCAAAGCCGCCGAGCGTCCATTCCATCGCCAGCGCGTCATCATCCAGCCCGAAATCAATGGGCGCGGTGCCGTTCATGCCGCCACCGCGATAGTTCTCCAGCTTGCGCGTGAGTTTCGGCAGTGTAACGGCGGAGGCGACGCCCATGTAGCTCATACCGTCGTTGAACAGGTTCATAAATTTCAGATTGCGAGGCAGTGCCATAGCGCGTTAGCTCCTTAGCTGTTGACCGACGCGGCCAGATTCACCAGATATTTATCGGTGATACGCTGGCGCAGGGTGAGATTTTCCAGAGGCGGAACGGGGGTATAGTCGTAATCGATATACAGTTTTCCGGCCTTGAGGGTGTCTTTATCGTTGGCGGTTTCATCGAACCAGCAATCGGCGTCAATGATGTAGCCGCCCGTTTTCAGCTCACGAAATTTGGCCTTGATGCCTTCGATAATGTCGTTGATAAGCGTGGCGGTAACGGGCTTATCGACTGCCCACATGTGCGCTTCCGCCATCGTGTCGGCCAGCACCTGCGCGGTGCGGGTGTAGTTCTCAAACAGGAACAGCGGATCGTCAGAACAGGTGCGGTTACCCCAGAATCGGAAGCCGTCTTTACGAACCAGCGTGGTAACTCCTGCCTGATTCAGCAAATCCGCATCGGTGCCGGGTGCCTGCAAATCCCAAAACACTGACGCGCTGATGCCCGTCACGCCGTTCACGCCGACGTTAGACAGGGTTTTATGCCAACCTGTCTCTTGGTCGATTTTGGCGCGCAGTCCTAACGCACGGGCGGTGGCATACGCCGTCGCGCTGGTGTTGGCTGTGGTGTCCCACGCAATAAAATCCGGCCAGATCACCATCAATTCACGCTGGCTAAAATTCTCGCGGTAGTTGATGGCGTCCGACAGGGTTTTGCAGCCCCACGCGCTGACGTAACCGAATGCTCGGAGCGACTGACAGATGGAGGCTAACGCCGTGGCAACGGGCAGCGAGTCCAGCCCCGGCGCACCGAGGATGCGGGGTTTAACCCCCGTGACGGTCATGGCATCTAACAGGCATTTCATCCCGGTGTATTTGCCGTTTGCGTCACTGCCGCCGATCACATTGCTGATGGTTTCGGCCTCGTCTTTACCTTCGTCCACGCGCACCACGACGATAACGGGCTTGGACTGGTCGGCAATCGCTAACAGGGCAGCGGCCAGCGTGCCTTTTTTCCCGGCTTTTCCAGCGGCAGACAGCACATTGGTAATCAGTACCGGGGTATTCAGGGGAAAGGTGGCCGCATCGGCATCAGGTGCGGTGCACACCATCCCGACAATGGCCGTGGAAACGGTGGAAATAACGCGCGTGCCGTCGTTAATCTCGACGACCTGCACGCCGTGGTGAAAATCGCTCATTTAGCTGACTCCATAAAAATAGGCAAGGCTATTGTGTTGTGTGAGTCTGGGGCGGGCGAGTCATGCTGGTACGGTGGGGGCTGGTACAACACAGAGGCGGAAAACAGGCACAAAAAAAGCCCACCGTCTCGCTAACGGTGGGCTTTGCTTTCCCTGACATGTCATTATTTTTAAAACCAACAACATAATGGCATTTTGGGTGACTATTTTATAAACGTTTATACAGATCGATTATGCGTTATTGATCGGCGGTAGCGATCAATTCGTTACCCGGTGCCATCGGCCAGTCGATATCAGCAGCGTTAACATCGATACGGTTCAGCAGCACAGTGTATTTTTGCCACGCTTCCAGCGCGGCCTTTTCGGCGTCGGTCGCAATGTCCAGATTGACAGCATACGTCAGCTCGGTAATGTGCGACGTAGCGGTCGCTTTGCGCGTTGCCAGCTCCTGCTGCGCGGATTTGATAGCGGCGGCGGCTTTCGCGGTTTTGTCGATCATCCACTTTTTACCGTTCCACTTATCAAACTCTGACGCGGGTTTCAGCAGCGTGACGCTATCCGGCAGTTCACCGAACAGCGTAACGATCTGTGCCTGTCGCGTGTCGGTGTGGTAAACCGTCTGGCCGCGATAGTCTGGCACCTGCTCCCATGATTGACCGTCTGCACTACGGCGCAAGGCTTGGCCGACAGGCGGTAATTCCGGCTCGTCGGCGTAGCTGTCCGCAGGCAGGCCAACACCCTGCATCACATATTCATAGCTGGCGCTCTGGTATTCCCGCGTCGCTGAATTAACGTGGTAAACCGTAATCCAGCCGGAATTGATTGCCAGCCCGTTATCGTTCAATACGGCGGCGTTGATTTTCGTTGAATAATTGCTGCTCATTATGCGGCTCTCACGATGTAGTTAAATGCGATATTGCGGGGGCGGGTTTCGGTGCCAGCGTTGTTATTCACACCTGTGCGTGAATACAGCGTAGCGTCCCCGTTCTGCAATCCCTTCCCCATGTGAACTATTTCACCGTATCCCGAATCCAGCGTCGCGCCTGCATGCGTGTGTGACTCGGTTGAAAATGACTGGCTGGACAGATTGCTGCGTCCGGCATCCGCCCCGCGCCCATTGTCCCAGCCACGAATAAATTCGCCGCGCAGGTCGGGCAATCTCCCCTGCGGGTAACGGCTGGCCAGAACGGGGTAACGCGACGTGTCAAAGGTTTGACCGGCGCACGCTAACCAGCCGTCGGGGGCGGTGACTAACGGCCACGGCTGGGGGATACCGACTAGCTCATTTCCCTGAATCGCGCCAATACTCGCCGGGCTGAGATTGTCAGTATTAAACTCCCTGCGCCAGCGCCCGCCGTTCCCCTCATCGACATAAATAAATTGCCCCGGTACGGATGCCGAATCGTTAGAGGTCGCCATTGTCGTGACACGGATCGTTCTCAGATAGAACCTGTCGGCAAAGACTTCAACTGTTGCGCCCGACAATTCAATGATGCCGCAGCCTGTATCCGTGATTTTCCTATTGGTTGCGTAACTCCACGTTGCAGCACACACAAAATACAGATGATCAAACGCCCCCATGTCATTCAGGAAATCAACAAATTGCTGGGTTGTCCATGCGCCCGCGCTGTTACCAAAATTAACCCAGTTACCGCCCAAAAACGGCACACTCGCATTTTTAGCGAACAGGGCTTTATTTGGGATATCTGCACCGTTCTGTTCTTTCGCTAACGCGCCCACATCCCCGGCACCCAGCACGATATCCGCCGACAGCGCTTTACCGTTAACGGTACGGCCAGACGGCACACGGCCATCGGCGTTCGTGTTGGCGCTGGCCGCTGCGTTTGCGGCAGCGTCAACGCGGGTATCTGTTTCGTTTTTTGTGTACGCGCCCACATCTCCGGCACCCAGCGTGATATCTGCCGACAGTGCTTTACCGTTAATGGTACGGCTAGACGGCACACGGCCATTGGCGTTTGCGTTGGCGTTAGCCGCAGCAGTCGCGGCATTGTTCGCCGCAATGGCGACGACAGACACGGCGGTGTCGGTTTCCAGTTTGGTGTATGCCCCCACATCCCCGGCACTCAGCGTAATATCTGTTGTCAGCGCTTTACCGTTCACCCTGCGGCCAGACGGCACGCGCCCGCTGGCGTTATCATTCGCGGCTTTTACCGCTTTCGGCGTGGCGGCCAGCGTTTCACTGTCGCTGTTCGTCGCGTTGCTCAGTTGCACGAATCCCTTTGCCGTCAGCGTCCCGTCAGGGTGTTTGCGGTTTTTTTCATGCTCTGCCAGTGCATTATCCACATAGTCCCGCGTTGCCAGCACCACAGCTGGGTCGATTTTCAGCGTCACGGCGTCGGTACTGCTGACAATCAAAATCATGCGCACGGTCTGAATGCGGCCGCTTCCCTGCTGCAATAGCGGCTTGTACGTTTCCGGGCAATTGGCGACCGCAATCAGATTGCCGTCGTCATCAAACAGGCCAACCTCACGCACCCACCACCCCCCTCATTTTCGGGGATCACCTGCTCGGCGATAATCTGGCTGGGGTTTTTCGGGTCAACACTCAGGGTATTCAACGCCGCCCGGCGCTGTTCGTTAATCAGCGCCGTTTGTGCCGGGTTCGGTGTCGGCAAGACGCCGCCGCCGTCACCGACGGCCATTTGGGTAATGTTCAGGCGGCTACCCAGTGCGGTCGCGTTAGCCAGTTTGGCCGCGCCGATGTTCGTTAACAGGGCAAAATAGGTTGCACTCATGCGGTTACGCTCACGTTGTCGATTAAATGAAGTGCTGCCCCGGTCACATCCAGACCGGACACAGTAATCGTTTCAGGAAAATAGGGGTAAACGGTCAGCGCGTCGCCGTCATAAGACAAAGCGGCTACATAGGCCGCGCCCTGTGTATCGAGGTTGATATTTAGCCCCAGCAGGTGCCGCGAGGCGGGCTTAGCGTCGGCAATCAGCCGCTCCAGCTCGTAAAACGTTTCCTCAGTGATGCCGCTATCCTGCACGCCAATGTCCAGGCGAAACGTGCCTGGCTCTCCGCCGTTCTGAAACCATTCGCTGATACGGATCAGATAACCAAACGGCTCCACCACACGCCGCAGCGCACCGATGGTGCCTTTGTGACGGTGGATAAAGAACGCATCGCGGATCACCTGACGTTTCACGCTTTCCGGCCACGCCTCATCCCAGCGGTCAACGGAAAACGCCCACGCCAAATACGGCAGCAGATGTGCCGGACAGGTGTCCGGGCTCCACAGCAGACGCAGGGGAACGGGTACACGGGTAATCTCGGCGCAGGCAGTGGCGGCGGCGATTTCCAGCGCGGACGATCCGACAGGCAGCAAGCGGTTATCACTCATCGGCACCGCCCACAGCCAATTGATATCTGGAACAGTAGGACGCCTGCGCGTCGGTCAGAACAATATCAGCGGCGGGTGTCGTCAGCTCGACCCGTTGCACGCCCTCGACGTGCAGCGCAGCGTAAATCGCCGAGCGACGAATATCCCGCCCTAATCGGTGCTGCGCACTGATATAGGTTTTTAATTTCTGCTCGGCCGCAGCGCGAACAGGCTCTTTTTCCGGTCCCGAATACAGATACAGCGTGGCGTCAATCTCATACGGAATAATCACAGCAGACTGTACCGTGACCCGGTCAGCTACCGGGCGCACGTCTTCGCCGTTCAGGGCGGCGGCCACGATGGCGACCAGCTCCGGGCTGGCGCTGCCGTCGCCCTCGCGTGACAGTACCGACACGGTAACGCTGGCCGGGCTGGGGCTGACAACCGACACATCCGCCACACGCCCGTCGGCGCTGCGTCCGTGGTACTGATAGGCACCGACCGACCCGGCAACGCTCAAGCCCTCAAACGACTGCTGAATGCGCAGGCGGAAATCGCTGTCGGATTCCATCAGGGCAGGCGTGGGCGGCAGGGTTGAATCGTCAACTGGGGTAATGACCAACCGGGAGACGCTGAAATTTGCGCCGAGCTGGTCGAGGTCATCACCCTGCGCAAACGCCACCATCACGGCGCGTGCCGCTTCATTGACGCGCTGGCGCCACAGCAGTTCACGGTAGGCGTTTTCCTGTAACAGCTTGACGAGCGGATCGGATTCCAGCGTTAGCGTGCGGGCAACGGCGGCGCGCTGGTCTTCCGGGTAGAGCGACAGCAGCATGGCTTTGCGCTCGGTGTAAATTGCCTCGTAATCCAGTTCTTCCACCACGGCAGGCGCGGGAAGCTGGCTTAAATCAATCATCGCCATCGTGTCAGCTCACAGAAACAGAAAGGAAAAAGGCGTTGCTGTCAGCCAGCGCGCCTGTGATATCAACGTACAACTGACCGTCGAATGCGCTGGTCAGGTTGATGGCCGTCAGCGTGATGCGCGGCTCCCAGCGCAGCAGCGCCATGTAACACGCCGCCATTACCTGCAATTTCACAGCGGGATTTTGTGGCTGGTCGATCAGCGCCGACAGCAGCGAACCATAATCCCGGCGCATCACCCGCGACCCGACGGGCGTGATGAGAATATCGCGCACGCTCTGGCGAATGTGTTCGATATCACCGAGGGTCTGACCGCTGTCACGGCTCATACCGAGGTAGCGTGCGGTCATAATGGCGCACCCGTTGTGCCGCCGCTGTCGCCGGGGTGTCTGTGGGTATGCAACACTTTGCCGTTAGACGACAGCGACCCGCCGGAATGCTGAATATTGCCGCGCATTTCCCCGCCTTGTTGCACTTCCAACGTTCCGGTGATCAGCTTGTTGGTGCAGACCACTTCGGGCGTGTCCAGCGTGATACGTGTTGACGCCCTCACCGTGACCAGCGGCACCGTGGCAGTAATGGATTCAGACGCGGTGATATCGGCGGTTTTAATCCCGCTGACGGTCAGCGCACCGGTGGCGGGTTCATACTCGATCACCGCACCGTCGGGAAAGCTGATATGTAACGCATCGGCAGACGCCGACGGCGCGGGGTTGTTATCGGAATAGATGCCTGGCAGCACAAAGGCGGTTTCCAGTTCGCCACCGATGGACAGGATCAACACCTGCTCACCGATGGACGGTGCCCACCAGTCGCGGGAACGCCCGGCTCGGCGCGTCAGCCAGTTCAGCCAGCCTGTGGTCATTTCGCCTGTTTGCACCCGGCACAGGGCGTCCGCTGTGTTGACGTGGGTCACGACGCCAACACGGATCAT